CCCCAAGAGGAAAACCTCAAGGGGGGTAAACTTATTTAGCCAACTTTCTTGGCTTTAATTTGTCGTCCATCAAGGACGATAGGACTCTTACCGTTATGCCAAACCCAGAAACCTAACGGCATCTTAGTGTCTTGGTCAATCGTATGTGTCCAATGTGAGTGGTATGACCCACCAGCGAAGTCACGAACAGTCTTATCGTCGTGACCCGTTTCATCCAACTTGTCTGTCCCAGGGTAGCGACCGAACCGTCCCCGAAGAATAGTAGGGAAGCCAACCTTCGGATATTCCACACGAAGAAACGTGGTCCATTCCCAAACGCCAGCAGTTGGAACTTTGAAACTCCAAGCACCTTTATCGTACTTGACCCAAGTCCAGGTACGTGGAGCAATCTTCTGCTTATCTTTGCCTGATTCAACCTTTGATAGCGGACCAGACATTAAGCATCAGCCTTCTTTGCAGAAGCAGGAACCTTTTTAGGTTCAGCCTTAGCAGCCACAGGAGACACCTTAGAGGCAATCAAATCCATCGGGTCAAGGTCCTTACCTGCACTCCAACGAATCTTGCTACGACGTTCAAAGTGTAGATGTGGACCAGAAGAATTACCAGTGTTGCCAGACAAGCCAATCTTGTCACCAAGTTTAACCTTGGTGCCAGGAGCAACCTGAGTCTTAGATAGGTGAGCATAGATGACAAACGAACCGTCAGGGAGTTCCTGAACAACCTGCTTGCCGTAAGCCTTACCCCAGTTAGCGTTAGCAATAACACCATCGGATACTGCATACACCTGTGTACCTACAGGTACAGGATAGTCAACGCCAGTATGGTAGCCTTTCGACCACATCTTGCCTTGCTTCTTGTACGCTGTACCAATCTTGCCATTACGGATAGGTGAAGCCACTACTCGTCACCGCCATTTTCTTCAGGCTCAGGAGAATACTTAGCAAACACTGCATTGATTTCTTCCTCAGTTAACTTACCGTCATTGAGGAAGGCACGTGCTAGTGCCTCAACAACCATAGCGACAGCACCAATACCAGCCATCAGTCCAGCCTTCCAGACTTCAACACCGACCAGTGCACCGCCACCGATAGTACCAAGTACACCAGCAACGAACGTTGCAAGGATGCGCTTTGCTACATCATTCATTACATTTTCCTTACGGTTATTTTGATGAGACCACCATATCCCGAATTGTTTTTATCACTAGAAGATTCGCTGGTGAAGCGAACTTCTTCAATGATGCCTTGGTACTGTTCGTTGTTTCTGAAATCACGAATAGTAACAAAGTCACCTACTTCTTCAAGTTCTTCTAACTGTGTCAGTACTGCGTATGCTCTACCTGTGTAGCCGAACTGCACATCAAACCTGTCCATCTCGGTGTCGAAGCAAGACAACGGGTATTGGATTAGTCGTTGGCGTTTAACGCCAGGAACAGACTTGATTTGGTACGATGTGATACTTGGAGTGTTGGTTACAGGACTGGCATTGTTTAGACTAAACTTGAAAGCCATCACTTCTTGCCCAGTTGATGGACGTAACGCACCAATGTCTGTATCCATTGCTGCTGAGCCAATATCCACAATGTCGTATTCGGTACCGCTAGAGTCAATAGTAGTGATAGAGATTGAATCCTCGGCACTGGAAGAACCAGTTAGTTTCAGATACTTGAAGAACTTTGGTTCAACAGTTGCGTGACGAATGTATCCAGTTTCAATCCAGCCAGATGCACGCTTAGCGGATAGGTTCTCTGTCTGAACTTCACCAGCAGCAGCACCCTCGTTGGTTAGAATGTGCAGACGGTCATCGGCATAGTGCACACCAATACCGTACGAGTCTTCATCGGACTGGTATTGCAGGTCGTATGCGTATGGGAATGTTCCATCCTGGAAAGGTGTGGACAAATCTATACGGATAAGCACAGCGTTCTTGTATGTGCTGTCACCGACAACAGTGGTTGCACCCCACACGTAACGGTCATTAGCAACGAAGCCAGTGACATCGTAACCTGTTTCAACAATCAGTGGACCATAGACGACAGACCCGTCGCTCTGAACTGTTGCTACACGAATACCTTTATTGGTTCCAATGATTAGATAGCCTAGGTAGAAGTACAGTGATTTGATTTTCTCACCGAAAGGCATTTCGACAACAACAGTAGCATTAGCGACATCAATGTCTATAGTGTCAGTGACGAAAGGTATCTTCCAAATCTCTGACGTTGACTCATTGTATCCAGCAGCGTAGATGTGAGTGTTGCCACCAACAATAGCGTTCCAGTTCCAGTCTGCCGCAGGATGCGTCATAGCATCAGGAGAAGACGGCAAGGATAGGGTGGAGTTATGCTGTGTCTTGGCTGTTGCATCAGGGTTAAGATTGTACAAGCCGCGACCAAGACCAAAGAGCAGTTTACCTTTAGTGAACTTGATGACAGCACTATCAATCTCACTGGTACCAAGTTGATAGATGACCTCATCTGTAGCATTTCCACGATGAATAGAAGTACCACACACAGCAAAGTATCTAGAGCCATCAGTAGTTACAGACTTGAAAGAAAAACCTGTACCATGATTTGCTAAACCTGTAGTGAACAACGTATATGGATTAGCAGTAGCAGTGCTATTACCATTCAATATTATTTTATTCAACACACCAGCATCGTCACCAGATACAAGAATGTCATCCGTACCATCGTTCATAGCATCGGCAACAATACCGTTAGCACCAGTGTACGAATGGAACGTATCATTCAGTAGTGACACTTCACCAAGAACCCAAGGGTTGACACCACGAGATGACCAGAAACGGTACTGTGAATCAGGATTAGTTCCAGGTTCATAGTATCTAGTTCCTGCACCATGATGCCAAGAAGTTTGTGAACGAATCCACCAACCAGTCAACGACTGTTCACCAGGTTCGTTACTGTTATCGAACTGGTCTTTCTTGTATGGTGCAGTTTCACGACGGTATGGGTCTTGGTTGCTTGCACGAAGAACAAACGGAATATTGTTTACGGAAATATCGTAGGCAATATCTGTTGGTGTGAAGACTGAACTTGTTGGTGATGTTGCACTAATGTCATAGGGGATATCTTCTGTAATATCTTTAGCCATTAGGAAGCACTTTCATAAGTACCTGACAGGTAAATATCATATGAAGAAGCATCTAAGAATTGTTCTTCACGAAGGAAAGTAATAGTTGTAGTATTGGCAAAAGCCTGGCTACCATAGAACTGAACCTCAGAAGGATACGCATACGCCGTTACAGCAAATCCCCTAGCGGCAGTAACAGGTAAAGCAACTTGCAAACTACTAACGTCTGTATTTGGACTGGCTGAGGCTAGAACAATATTGAAGTAAACAATACGACCAACCTTACGGTACGTATAAGAAGTGCTGCTAATAGTCCATCCACTAATGGTAGGCGACCAAGTGGACCAAGCATCACCTAAACCATCAGTGTAGTTCAGTTCAGTAGCGGTAGCCGTAACACCATCAAGTTTATTCAACTCGGCAGCACTGGAAGTTACAGCAGTCCCACCAATATGAAGATAACCCTCAGAAACATAAACAACAGCACCAGTGGCAGTAAGCGAATTAGTAACAGTAGGAGAAGTAAGAGTCTTATTAGTTAACGTCTCGCTACCAGCAAGCGTAGCAAAATCAGCATCCGACATTGCAGTATTAAACTGTGCCTTAGTGCCAGTTAAAGTATTAGACGTAAGATTAATCGTCTTATTCGTCAACGTCTGCGTCTTAGCAGTACCAACAACACTACCCTCACCAGTAGTGATACCATGCACAGGCATAACAACCGTACCACTAGAAGCATTAGGGTCATTGATTGTGTAAACCGCTGAAGCCTCAACGTGATTCTGCAACTCCTGCACATCGCGAGCAGTCAACATGTGACGAACCACAGCAGCAGAAGAATGAGCAACAGCAGTAGTACCATCAACACCACGAACAACAGTCAACCCAGTGTACGTACCAGCAGTAACAGTAACAATCTCCTCATTAGCCGTATCAGGCTCAAGGACAAGAGTATATGGAGCAGACGGCAACCCAGTACCATCACTCAACACAAGCGTAGTACCAGACGAAGTAACAGAACTCGAAAGAGTTTTAGGTGGAACAACAGAAGAATATTGACGAGCAGACATAGTAAACCTTAATTAGTGAAATGGACGCGGATAGGGAAACGGTTCTGCAACTTGACAATCTCCTCGTTTAAACGCTTCTCATACAAGCCAAGAAGATACTTAGAAGCATTAGTACCAGCACCATAGGCACGAGCAGCAATCTGCGACTGCTGGTCAGCCTCAGCAGAACCAAACGTCAAACGACCAGGGTCAATGAACGAAGACATCTTCCAAGCGGCACCAAGAACAATCACATCTTTACAGGATGCTGGAAGACCAGTAACAACATCAAACTCGTCATCATCCAAATCCATCTCCAACGGCTCATACGAATACACAACCTGAACCGTACGACCAGGTTCAACGCCAGTAGTCAACGTGATGGACTTACCGCTAGTGAAAGCAGTACTGTTAGCGTTCTTATCTAAACGCCAACCACGAACAGGAACCCATTCCTTAGAAGGACCAGTTGTCTCATACGAAACCTGTAGTACTTCATCAGCCTCGGCAGGAAGAGCATACGTCAACTTGCTGGTGCTGTAAGAGAATGTGTGTGTACCGATAGCGTACAGTTTGTCACCGACACCAAGGATAGTTTCATTGATAGCGTTCTTAACATCAACGACAGGGAATGATGGGGCAATAACAACCTTAGACCCAGTAGTGTGAGACGACGCTACTGAACCCTGATAGCCACGACCATAAGGTGGCACAGTGATAGTGCCGTTAGTACGGTCAAATGAATCAACATAGATTAGTTCATCATCAATCTGAATAATGCCAGTCGAAATATTTTGTGCAGAAGCAACACTGATAGTCGTTGCTGTAGCAGTTATAGCAGACGTTAAATGCGTCTGCCTGTCTTGACGTAAAGTAAAACCCGCAAGTTTTCGGATTACCTCGTCTGTCATTTGACCGAATGTAGCCATTACCATTTAACCTTATCTGCCCAATATGCGGCGGACATTTTGCCTTTAGAAATGTTTGATGCGTGACGTGCTTTGAATGACCGTCTACGTGCAGCATAGGCTGCTGACTCCCCCGATTTTTTGGGGGAGCCAGACACACCTTGCTGACCAAAACGAATAGTCTTAACCTGTGTTCCTTCTTTAGCCACAACAACATGTGACTTGGTTGGATGGTTAGGTGTACGTTTCGGTTTGTTGTAGCCAGAAACACCTGCACGTTCTAAACGTGGGTCCTTCTTTGCTGGCATTATTTTTTGCCTTTTTTAACTACCATTTTAGGTTTTGCAACAATCTTCTTTTGAACTCGCATAATTTCTTTATTCCGCACAGCCCTCTTCTTAGCAATCCCAGCCTCTATCTTTTTGCCAGTATCGTATGCATATGCTTCAGTAATATCAATATCAGGATTACTGCGAGCAGTCCGACCAGAAGGAGTTTCAAGCCAATCGTAAAAGCCCATTCTCTTCTCAGGCTTAATTTTTGGAGCATTGATATTAGTCATTACAGGACGTGTGCTCTTAGGCTTCTTGGGTTGTGAAACAACAGCAGAGTTCATTAAGCCAGACTTGCCAGCAGATGAGCGAGTCTTTCGGATAGCCTCAATACGACGCTTCTCTTCTTTTGAATCAGCAGGAGCAAACTTACTTTTCGGCTTACTCTTCATAGATGGCTTAGCCATTGGCTTTTTTGCAGGAGGCATTACTTCTTACCCTTCTTGACCGAGACCTTCGGCATGTTGTAGTTAACTTTGTCAATACCCTTAGCCGAACCTGGCATCTTAGGCATATCGTGCTTATAGTTCAAATGGTTACAACCACAAGACTTACACATAGTTACTTCTTCTTCCCATACTCACGCTTACGTTCAGCCTTACTTTCTGAACGTTCATGCTTCATCTTTGCTGACTTGGAAGAATACTTTTCACCAGTCTTCTTCTCAACCATTTTCTTGCGACCCATGCCAGCCTCGGACAGGGCAATAGCAACAGCCTGCTTCTTAGACTTAACCACAGGACCACCCTTACCAGAATGGAGAGTACCTGACTTGTATTCCTTCATAACCTTTGCAACCTTTGCAGGTTGCTTCTTAACTGGCGACATAAGCCGTTCCCGTCTTGTTTGATTGTTCCACCGCTGCACGAATATCCTTAGTCTTAGTAGACTTAGGTTGAATACCCTGCTCACGAGCAGAGCGATATTCGGCAAGTTCTTTATCCCAACGCTTCTGCGAAGAAGCATCACCACCACCAATACCTGCATAAGCAATAGCAAGATTGGCTGCTCTAGCGCACTCACCCCAGTTAGCGTGGTCCTGGGTGGGGCAACCACTACGGCAAGCCACTAGACTTTCACCTTCAAACTAGTTTTATCTATCGAGATAGACTTGCAGCAATCCGCATACGAATCACAATCCTGTGTAGGACAGCCACTACGACATGCCATCTTTATATTCCTTTACAGTCTGAGTCATAATGAACTCATAGTTTTTAACTAAACGTTCATCGTCAGGGTTAAGTTCCACAGCGGTACGGGCATACTTCTTGGCTGAACCTTTCTTGCCAAGATTCCAACACGCTATAGACAATAGGTCATACATACGCCACTGCATAGAAGCATCAGCAATGTAATGTCCAGTACCCTCTTCTGGGGAAATCTCTGTGACCTTGACAGCGGCATCGAAACATTCCTGCCACTGTTGACGTTCATAATGGTAGAACGCTAACGGGAACCAAGCCTCAAGGTCTCGTGGTGCTGCTTCAGCACCAAGTCGTAGCCACCACAGTCCCTCAACATCGTCACCTAACTGGCAGTATGCGTGACCGACACCTCGCCAAGTTTGTGCACGTTCAGGTGCCCAACCAATGTTCAGTTCCCACAGTTTCAAACCAGTGTCAATGACTTCCTGCCACATACCTTTGAAGTGGTACTCTCTAGCGAGATACACAATCATGCGGTCATCGTAAGGAAGTTCCTTATGACCCATCTCCAACATGTGTAGGTATTGTCCACGAGACTTACTGTTGTCTGGTTCGTGACGAATCACTGCTTCGATAGTGCAAGGCACTACCTCTGTACCCATAGACGGTACCGCTATCTCGTGGCAAGGATACTTCCACACAAACCCATGACGGGAATGTAGACGGTCACCTGCCCAAATGTTTCCTGTGTCTAAACCAATCCAACCCCTGTTGGCACCATCAACCCATTGTTCTCGAACCTTGTCAAAGAATCCTGGTTCAATGATTTCATCCAAGTCCGATATGAGACAAATGTCCACATCTGTTGGAACTAATGCAAGTGAAGTGTTTCTTGCAACATCGAAACGGAAAGGTTGTACAGAAATGTCTGTGACTATTGCTCCACGTTTACGGAGCATTTCTTGTGTACCATCGGTGGAACCTGTATCGGCTACACAAACAATGTCTGCACCTTTGCAGGATTCCATCCAACGGTCTACATGTTTCGCCTCGTTTAAGGCGATAGCATAAACTGCTATCTTCACTAATCTATGCTTCCACTCGGTTGGGGAAGGTCTAGGTCGGATACTTGCTGGGAAGTCAACAGGACTGCTGTACCAAAACTGTGACATACGCCACACAGTACAGTTTCCGTTGCATCAATTATATATGCTGTTGGTGCACCACAGGTGCAGTTGAAACTATAAAACATTATGCAGCCTCGTAGGTTACAGAGAAATGGATTTCATCGTTGGTAGCCCAAGTTGCTGGAACTGATGTCGTAACGTTAGCACGAGCAATGTATGTACCTGCGGCATTGATTGCATACAATGTTAAGGTAGTTGTAGAGTTTAAGAACCCAAACAGCAGGTGCGTATTAGTTCCACCAGCAACAGCAAAAGCAACAGGAACAGAAGAAGAAGTCACAGCATTAGTAGCAGCCGTCACAGGAAGACTAACCGTTAAGCCAGTACCCTTGGTGGTATTGCTACCAACAACAAACTTGCCACGATAGTAGACAGTCTTACCGACCTGTGCATAGTAGGCAGTCCAAACACCATTACTACCGTTAGCCCAGCCACCCGATAGGGTAGGTGCATACGAAGTCCAAGCACCCATACCAGCAATCTTAGATTGCGTAATAGCGGCACTAGAACTAATGTCAGCATCCACAATGGTGCTATCGGCAATCATCGTGGAAGTAACTGTGCCAGTGTCTGACGTTTTAACAACCCCAGTAATAGCACCAGTAACACCATTAACACTAATGACATAATCAGTAGGTGTAGCACCAGTCGGTCCAGTCGGACCAGTAGCACCTGTCGCACCCGTAGCACCCGTACTACCAGTGGCACCCGTAGGACCTGTAGGTCCTGTAGCACCAGTGCTACCCGTAGCCCCAGTTGCCCCAGTATCACCTGTTGCGCCAGTGGGACCCGTAGGTCCCGTAGCCCCCGTAGGACCAGCCACAGTAGAATCCGCACCAGTAGCCCCTGTAGGACCCGTAGGACCCGTTGAGCCAGTCGGACCCGTAGGTCCAGTACTTCCAGTACTACCCGTTGCTCCCGTCGCTCCTGTAGCCCCTACAGCGCCTGTATCGCCCTGTGGACCAGTAGGACCAGTTACACCTGTAGGTCCTGTTGCGCCAGTAGCACCCACTGCTCCCGTAGGACCAGTCGAACCTGTACTTCCAGTAGGTCCCGTTGGTCCAGTTGAACCCGTCGAACCTGTGGCTCCCGTAGAGCCAGTGGCTCCAGTTGACCCCGTACTACCCGTCGGACCAGTCGGTCCCGACGAACCCGTAGGACCTGTAGGTCCTGTCGCTCCTGATGCACCTGTTGGACCTACTACCGTTGAGTCCGCTCCCGTTGAGCCAGTAGGTCCAGTATTTCCCTGCGGTCCTGTAGGACCTGTGGGTCCAGTTGCACCCGAAGAACCCTGAGGTCCTTGTAAGTTTGATACCACAACGACAGTTTCTTGGATAGTTTCTTCACCAAGAATAACATCAGTAACACTTTCCTCAATAGTAACAGTCGTAGCCTGTACGACCTCATCAACAATAACTGTAATCTCAGGCATTAGGCAGTAACCTCAGCCTGAACAATGAAACGACCCGAAAGAATCGTAGTGACCTCACCGCCACCAGATTCCAACTCAATGTCATACACCCACTTACCAACAGGCATATCGGACATAACGGACGCTGAAGCAGTAATGCTTACAGCACCAAGAGAAGTCAAAGTAATATTAGTAGGGGAAACTAAATCCAACAAAGTAGCAGTAGTGGAAGCAGAACGACGAACCTGCATACGGCAAGTGTAGGTAGACAAATCCCAAGCCACCCCATCGGTGGCAACAGTAAACGACAAAGTGAAAGTATCACCCTGGGTACGAACAATGTTGTACTTACCAGCCACTATACATCACCCTTAATGTGTAAATTAATATGTTCATCTAAACGCTTCTCGATACGGTCAACAGCACTAGCAATATCTGGAAGACTACGACCACCATTAGCAGTCGGCTGAATAGGATACGTTTGTTCCCGAATAAAATGCTTCAAAGGATTAAGAACAAGAATCTTTCCCAATACTCCAACCACAGCCAGTGATGAAGCAACAGTACCAATAACTTCCACAACGGTCATGACGTAACCACCGTATAGCCTGCTGCTTCAAGAGCAGCCTTCTCTGTGGCATCAACAACATGCTCGTGACCACCCATGTAAAACACGTCAGCAGCATCAATATCATCCTGCGTAGGGAAACGAATCTCATAGTATTCACCATCAAGTTTATAGACACTAACACCACGAGAAAGCGTATAGCGTTGGAACAGCCAGTGACCACCTGCTGGTCCCTCTTCAACTGTTGGGGGTTTGAATATGTAAGCCACAATAATCCTTTCAATATTCAACCCCACCCACAGACCTTGTGAGCCTGTGGATGAGATTGAGCATTGACTAGGCGATGCTAGAAGAAGACTCAATACGGTAAAGTGCTTCGTTACGGTAGATACCGAAACCAAGAACACCGTACCAACCGATAGGACGGAAACGCATCAACTTGTCGGTAACAGGACCAACAATGACGTGTGGCTCTTCCGCAACAGCCTCAGCAAGTGCTTGCTGACCAGCAATGAACGTGCGGTAAACCTTGGTTGACGAATCACCATCAGTGGCAGTGTATAGACGTGGAGATTCCACGAAGTATGCACCTTCGAACTGACCAATTTCGCCAGCCCAGATTTCGCCATTGCTCTGGTATTCGTGTGGGTTACGCCACGAAGCAGCACCAGTTTCGGCACGAAGGTCGTGGGAAACTTCTGGGTGGATACCAGCCCAGTAGAGTGAACCCTTACGACCATTAGCCTTGTTGCTACGCAACTTGGCTACAGCCTTACGAACATCAGCAGCCGATAGAGTATCGTCTGAAGTGATGCCAGAAGTGGTGGTTGCAGTGGTGGTTCCACCAGTTGCGTAAAGTACGTTGGTGCCTGCAAGAAGAGCAGTCTGAGCAACATCGTCAATCGAGTCAGCCATGTTGAACGCAATGATGTTAGCGACAGCAGGGTCAACATCGGCAAGCGACATCAACTGTAGTTTACGGGTAACAAGAGCAGCATTACCGTACTCGTTTAGAGT